TGATTGGCAGCAAAACTCTTCGGGACAAGACAACTTGGGAAAGATAATTGCAGCTATACTTTCCTTCAAAAGATTAAAAGAGAACTATGGAAAAGACTATTCTGGTGGCCTTTTAGTAATAGATGAAATCGACGCAACAATGCATCCAGTTGCTCAGGAGAAACTCTTCGATTTCCTTCTCAAACAAGCTTCTAAATTAAACCTTCAAGTAATTTTAACTACGCATTCCCTATCCCTTTTAAAGCATGTTTGCGGAAGGATTTCTCACTTTAAGGATAAACAAGCTAATGACGTAAAGATTGTCTTAATGGAAAAAAAGGACAAACAAATCGTCATTAAAAACGAACAAAACTTTTCTTTTATTGGAGACGTATTAAACCTCACGGCCACAGTTCCCGAAAGGCAAAAAATTAAAATCTGCACAGAAGATGAGGAAGCAAAAAATTTCTTTGCTGCACTGAATAAGAGAATCAAGCTGCCCGTTCATTACGTCAAAGGTACCCTGGGCTGTGACACTTACATTTCAATAGTTAAGCAAAACCTTGAGCTCATGCTATCAAAGGAAATATTGATTCTCTTGGATGGAGATGCCAAACTTTCAGGCTTAGAAAAAGAAAAAACAAACATTATTAAGCTTCCTGGCGGAAACTCTCCTGAGAGAATTCTGGCTACCGTTTTATACAACCTTCTCGATTCTTCTCGTTACTGGCAGCGAGTTGCCCCGTCCTACACCAAAGAGGTTTGCTTCCGAGACATTACGTATGATGACGTAATGAAGGACCGAAATCTTGCCAAGGATTGGTTCAAAAAGCAGAAGAAGTATTCAAGCTGGTTAAGCGCAACAGTAGCTGTTTGGATTGAGGAGAATCAAGAGGACTTTGATGAATTTAAAGCCCAGCTAATTGATTATTACAAACACGTCTTCCTTCCCGAGGCTTGGAAGTGAGCGTTTAATTTAAGGAGAAAACCTCACTGGCCAACCTATTCGAAACCCTTTAGTATGGTTGGCAAGGAGACACGAACATGACACACGAAAACTTTTCTCCGCTTAGGTATCCAGGAGGGAAAGGGAAACTTTCTCAATACATTGCCCGGATCATCTTGGACAATAACTTAAAAGGCTGTGAATACGTAGAACCTTTTGTTGGAGGCGGGGCAGTTGCCCTTTACCTCCTGCAGAAAGGCTTTGTTCGACATATTCATATTAACGATATAGACCCAGCGATTTATTCATTTTGGAAGCATGCAGTCTATAACACCCAAGAACTCATCTCCTTAATTGAAACCACGCCTGTAACTATCGATGAATGGAAAAAACAAAGGAACATTCAAAGAAATAAGGAAAATTTTGTAGGAAGTCTAGATCTTGCTTTCTCAACCCTTTTTCTCAACAGAACCAATCGATCCGGAATTCTTTGGGCGGGGCCGATCGGAGGTCAAAAACAAGAAGGTGCTTGGAAACTAGATTGCCGGTTCAACAAAGAAAGAATTCGAAAGCAATTGAACTCGTTAGCATCTTTTCGAGAAAACATCTCTATTTACCAACTGGATGCAAGAGAATTAATCGAAGCAATTGGAGAACGAAAAGGACAATTTTTCTTTTATATTGATCCTCCTTACTATCAAAAAGGTCAGTCCCTATATTTGAATTCTTTTTCCCATTTGGACCACTTAAAACTCTCTCAAATTATTAAGAAGCTCCCTGAAAACTGGCTGGTTTCTTACGATAATGTTTCGGAAATCACCGATTTGTATAACGGCTGTGGAAAAGTCGAATATGGAATTCAATACTCTGTCCAAAGAAAGTACAGAGGAAAAGAAGTCATTTTTTACCCACCATGCCAGACTGTACCGGATACACAGGAACCTTCAAAGTACAGGTTGTGATTGTTCAATAGCCGCCTCCGGGCGGTTTTTTATTGCCGCGAGGCGGCTTTTTTACTAAAAAATTTATCTAAGTAAAAATACTTAACGATTTGCTTTACTTTTTAGTTTACCTAGGTTAATATTTATTCATTGATTTATTAACTCAGGTAAACAATGTTCCTCTAATTCCTACAATTTCAGAATCCGGGCCATGGAGTACTAAACCCGGACGCCGCAGGCAGAAGCAGAACCTGTGAGCGAAAAAATTCGAAACGGCCAAGTGCGGGCGGTGCTGTTCACGCGAAGACACACAATCGGACAACAGCAGTCAGTGAAATGAATGACTTAGGCA